GCCAGTCTTCAGAATGGACGGTTGATTTGCTCCGCCGAGGCATGTGCATTTCCTTTTACTTAAAGTTAAGTGGATCTGTGAATAGTGTTGGAAAAGCCGATTCCAATGTTTTCTTTGTAAGTCCTTTAATTGGAGTATGCGAAATCATATTCTCTGATAACATATTTGCATCTGGAATGTATAGGTCTTCAAGTAATTGAATAAACAATGCTTCTCTTCTATTCGTATTAAGGGCGTCGTATCCACCACCTAAAAAGAAAATTCTCAAACGTCTTGCTTCTCTATATAACAAAGTTTCAAGATCAACGAGCTCATTCTCTTTGAATGGTGGTTTACTATCAGGTACTAAGAACTCGATATCTTCATCGTAAATTAAACGAAGAACTTGTCTTAATGGTATAGTGTCGTGTTTTTGTAAGTGCTCGACTTTTCCTTTTACACTTTTTTCTTTTGCAGATGTATTGATTATATCTGCGATTGCTATTCTTAACATATTAAAAATCCTGTATATCACCAATCAAATTTTTCAACTTTTGTTTAATGAAGTAATTGAATAAGTGAGACCTTCCCACCTCTTCTTGGTTATTATATTCCTCAAGAATATTATCAACAAACTCCTGAGGTATCATCGTAAGATCAATCATTTGTTTATTACGATTGAACCTTAATTTTGTTTCTTCGTCCATAGCGCTTGGATCTTTACTGTATAATTCAATACGCTTCTTAGTCATTGGTTTTTGTCTTTCACCAATAGCAAGACAATTATCAGGACTTAGTATGTTTGGTACACCATCACCAGTGTCACCACGAAGAACGTGTTCTGTTATATATTGTTGAGGATTTGCATGACTTACCCACTTCTTAAGGACGGGATTGTATTGGTCAACATTTGCGAATCTTTGTAATTGAATAAAGTCCTTATCACCAGAGAGAACAAGAATCTTTTCAGCTCCTGTATTCAATTCAGTACCATGTTCCATACAGAGGGTTGCGATAATATCATCAGCTTCACAACGATCAACATAGACTACCTTGTAAGGAAAGAACTCTTCAATTTCTTTACGTATTTGGTGAATGATATCAAACAAAGCATGCCAATCGAGTTCAGAATCATCTCTGTTCTTTTTACGATTTGCTTTATAGTATGGATAGTAATCCTTTCTCCATACGTTTGTGTTATCAGCGCAGATTACGATTTCGCCGTATTCTTTCGAAAACTTCTTGCGATTGAATCTTATTGAATTGAGGAACATGTGACGAAGCAGATTCTCATCAACTTCCATGTTTGTGTGATTGCCAATACCTGCGAAAAGGCTCGCGAGCATTACTTGGTTATAGTCAACTAATATCATAATTTATCCATTATTTTCATTTACAGATTATATTATATCAAACATCTTCATCAATGTCAATGGTTTCTTCTAAATTCTTTTTCAATCCACCAGATATACGATCTTCCTCAGCATCCACGATAACATTGTTTGCAGCATACGCTTGTAACTGGTGTTCTTCGTTCATTGTTTGTAGATGTAAAGAACGAATGGCTTCGAAGATTAATATCATAGATGGAAAGTATTCTTCCATGTTTTCTTCAAAGTCGCATCCTGCTCTTGCCATCTCACCTAGTACGTTTTCCCAAATAATTTCTGCAAGTTCACTCGAATAAGATTCTTTGTATTCGCGAATCCTTTCGCCAACACTTACCTCATTAATAGGTGGATTAGAATGTATAGCGGGAAACGGTATTAATTTACCCTTCGACTTGGTAGGCATCTCCAATATTCCTTAGTAGAGTGTTCCACATTGTGGAAAATGATTGTATGTTGTTTCTTGCCAAATTAAATCTATCAGAGAAGGTAAATCCATTAAAGTAATTAGGATCGTTCTCCATCGCTATTAGAATTTGTTTTGCTACTGAAAACGCATAATTTGCGTGATGATTCATATCTTCATTCCAATCATACATAATGGTTGCATTAGCACCAGTCTCTGGTAAAGCACCATAGTTTGGATGAATACAAATCATTTGAGATTTAATGGCTTCGAGTAATGCAATACAAGATGTCTCTTTCCATATATTAGGATATAAGAAAATATGAGATTTCTTTAATGCTACTAATACTTCATCATTTGATTTAACACCATGATAAGTCATATTAGGATGTTGCTCAATCTGTTCATATAATGGTTTATATGCTTCGTCTCGATTTTTCCAACCATAAATTTCAAATCCTGAATAGACATCAAGATGGATATTTTTGAATTCTTTTGCTAACGAAGCAAAGATTGGTACAAGTAATTCTAAACCACGGTGAGGAGTTGTATGATATACGAAACGAATTGTTTCCATATCTTTTTCCTCTGGGTCATACTTAACTTCAACAGCATTATGAATAACAGAACATTTACCATAAGGTATACCGAACCTCATAATGTACTGATCTCTTTGCCACGCTGTCACGAAGACAAAGTGATGAAACTTCTGCCAGCCTTCATCTTTTAAAATTTGATTTTCTGGATCTTCCGATAGATCATGACACCAAAAGATATTTGGTACATCATCATATAATTCTCTTGGTCTCGATAAATGGATAGCAACCTTTTCAAGTACTTCCGCGTCCATGTTATCAATCAATCGTTGTCTCATCATTTCACTTCCGCCTTTTGAATTGGCAGACAGTTCTGAATCAATCACTACACCTTTATAAATGCAACTCATTTTATTTCTCCATTATTTTACTTGAGGGCATGAGCCTCATTAATTTCATTGTATACGTCAGTAAGAGCAGAATGAAACGCACCTACTGAACCATTGTTATGTATTCTATATGTAGCAATATCCATCTCTTCATTAAGGACGTATGCTTTATCAACCGCAGTAGCTCCATTAATAGTATATTCTTTAATTAGATTACCATTAAAGTACTTTCTTGAATCTGTTGAATAGTCATGTCCTTCTCGAGTTAATTGAACAATGACAACGTTTTCTTTGCCAACTTTTTGAACGATAGGTTCAAGTTCTTCAACAAACCCACCATCTGCTAATGCATAGTTATTGCCTTCGAATATTTCGTTAGCAACTGATTGTCCAAAGTAATCCAAACCTTTCTTTGGTTTAATAATATTCTCAGATACATGAATCATTGCTTCACGTCTTGACATATCGTTTAGAGCAAACTCTTTCTTTTCTTTCAGTTCTCTATTGTTATATCCTTCCATGAACCATCTTTCATCAACATCAAAGTGTTTAATAGTTTCTTTAAATAATTGATACTTAAAACTGAGGTTCCCAAATCCAAAGGTTTCTTTGAATAAGCTTGCTGCTTCATCTTTTCCTGAAGCTGGAGGTCCGTTAAATATTACTATCATCTTTCTTCTCTGTAAGTTGTGTGAAACCGTATTTACAAATATAGTAGGCATCTACAATATCCGTTATAGGATTCCACGATTTGTTTATTATACCACATTTCTCGCGAACGTCAACTCCACATTCTTCTTCGAACGCTTCTATCATTAAGTCCTTACCTGCATTGCCTTTACCGCAACCAAACTTTTTAATCATTGTTGGTGCGTAGACATCATAAGCAATTCCTTTCTCCCATAGTTTATGTTTAAGTAAACCACAGTTCTCTGCTATCTGAAATACTCTACCGACCGCGCCAAATGCGTATCCTTCAATTCCAACAAAGTCACACTCAAAACATTTAGCTTGAGACCAAGAACCAATGATATCATATCTGTCTTGATCGTTGAACCAAGTGTCTGGATACATTGTTGCTTGATACTGTCCTTTCTCTCCAATTAGCAATTTCTTTTGCTTTACATAATAATAAAAAGTACAGTTATCGTAACTCCATTCTTCACCTTCATGAACACAAATTGCTGGACTACTTAAACTGTAGTCAACACCAGCGACTCTCATACCTAACTCCATAATTTAAATTATAGAATTATTTATTAGTTTTCTCGGTAAAAGATATGGGATCCTATATGTCCAATTAAATCTAAAGAACTGGCCCAATAAGGTTCAATGTAAACTGTATGGTAATGAGTTGCACCTTCTGTTAATCCTTGCATACGGCCTTCGTATATTGATTGATGAGCAACTAAGATTGATTCGTTCCATGCATCTGTTTCTGTAGGTTCATCTGACTTGCCATCGCAATACCAACTAAACTGACAACGATTTCTCGCAGGTACAAGTACTTCAGGGTCTCTCCAAGAAGGTTTCATTTCTGCTTCATATATTACTGTACAGATATTATTAGGGTATCTACGGTCATTAACACGATTCATTACTACATCAGCAACTGCAAATTTACCAGCAAGATTCTCAGATCTACTTTCGTGGTAAATATTAAGTGCCATACAATACGTATCACGAGTCATTTCAAATGAATCACCATGCATCCCATAATCGTAATCATAATCAATTGCAGTACCTTCAACTTTTAAAGGACTAATTAAAATCATTAGTATTAATAATGTAATTCTCATTTGGAATTCATCATTATGTAATGCTGAGCCAATTCATCACCTTTGAGTTCATTACCAAACGTATGTATTAACTTATCGTTTTGATAACGTTTAATAGTACCATTGTTTAATTCAACATCAGTTACAGCTTTACCGCCTTCGGTATCTTGTGGACGAGTGTCATACCACATTGATGACAACGCATGACCATGAATTGTCTGAACTCCTTTAGCCCATTCAATAGCATCCATACGTATCTGATGATCTTCAACATCTTTAGTATATTGTGTCATAGTTTCTCTCCTGGCTCAAAGCCTCTAAACGTTTTAAATCTTGGAAACCTTAAACTATATGCATCACCGTCTTGACTAATAGTAATTGCATCAGCACGTACTTCTACAAGTTGACCAAGTACAGAGTCAAAGTTATTCCAAATATCATCCCTGTTAGCATCGCTAAGACCTGTCCCAACATTAACTTTGATATGTTTACCTTCGTCGGTACCTTCGCAGATAAGAGCTCCTGTGCTTCCTTCATTTTTACCTGTTCCTTCTTCAATGTCAATAACCTTTAATGTAACTTCAATGTAAGGTTTCATTTTTAGCCAGCCGTAAGAACGTTTACATTCGTAGTAACCATTAATAGGTTTGACCATGATACCTTCATACCCTTCTTCTATTGCTGTATTATTAATTCCTTTGAACTTATCAGTATCATCTTCGATATTGAGAACATCGTATTTCGTAACAACAACACAATCATCAAAGTACTCAGAACTTTGAAATCCTTTTAATAATTCTTTTCTTTTAATTAGAGGTAATGTACCACTACCTGTTTGGAATTCGTCAAGCGGTAAAAAGTCAAACAATGCAAAGTATGCATCTTCTGTCTGAGCTCCTTCTTTACGATGAACTTGTTTCATTAATGATTGAAAATCTTTCGACATAACTTCACCATCAAAGACTAAGTCATCGAAGATCTTTTTACTAAACGCTTTTTCGATATGTGGGAAGTTGGTAAGTAGTTTACCATTTCGAGAATAGATGACTGCATTACTGTTTTGAACAATTATGATTGCTCTTACACCGTCATACTTATATTCTACAACGCAGTCTCCTGTAATCTTTTTAGGATTATTGTCACCACTGTGGGCAAGCATACAGGTGAATACAGGGATTGTATTTTTTCTGACATTGTTGACTGTCTTGAGAGATACACCGCATCTAAGGTCTTTAATTAATATTCTACGGTACCAATCATTCCATTGTTCTGATGTTGCTATTAACATTGCTTCAGTGATTGCATCTCGAGCAGCATGACCAGTTAATTCACGATTTTTTAATTGATCTGCAAGATCATAGAATTCATCAGCACTCAATCCTGAGCCATTTGAAACACTTTTAGGAATATCAGCCACACCAAAGGTAATCATATTGTTAAGACAATAATTTAAACCTTTAACTAAACCTTCAGTATTAAAAAAATCATCTAACGTATCTTCTTTATATAGTCGACTGTTATCTCTCTCAAGTAACTGTATTATTTTCCATGGTTCCATATTCATGAACAAAGTGCCTCGCAGATTGCTTCACCATCAGCTTCAATATCATGTTCTTTCATGACTTGAGCAAGCTGCTCGGTAATTTCGTTGCCTTCTGCAAATAGCATTAGCTCAGCAGCAACCACCGCAGCTTGTTCGCGGGTCAATTGAATATGACCTTGGTCTCTCCATGGTGGAGTTAATTGAATGCACGTACCACGTTCCTTTCCACCAAAGAACCTTGTTTGCATGATATCTGTTGTTGGAACAGTTCTCAATTCAGTACTCATAATGTATTCCTTTATTCAATTTATAGTACCATTATATATGGTTTCATAAAGAATGTCAATGGTTATTTTCACTTTTTTCATTTATTTTCGAGATCTTCACCATTTCGACCACGTTCACGGTTACCATCGCCGTTCAACTCAGTCATATCTTGCTGCTTTTCTTTTTGGCTCTTCTTACCAAAAATGCGGTCCCATCCGTCATTATAATTCTTATTTGATACCCTGCTTATTAAGGTATCTCCCGTCATATCATTCTTTGTTGCAATTGTTAAATTCCAGGTCTAATTGTTTCGGTCCAACCTTACGGAAGAACATACAGTTGTCTTCGTTGAGTTCGAGTATAAATTCGTCTCCAACATTTAAAGGCTTGTTGTCTATATTTACTTGGCTATGTGGTTCGAGCTCTGAATTAACATCACTTAACAATAAACCTTCGCTGGTTATATCAAACTTGTAACCTACGTGCATCATCTTGCCATCCTCGATATTTCTGTTGCTTCTTGTTGATTCATAATTGGAACTGCATTTGATTTATGCATCGTAGCAATACCTTTTATGAGTGTACCCGTGTATTTGGGCGATTCCTTTTTTGTTCCATGACCACCGCCACCTGATTTATGGCAAGAAGGATATTCTATTACCTCCCTACGAAATGATTCAGTTGGTACGAATGGTTTGAACTCTTTCTTAGGTTTTACTTTACCTAGACAATAATTTATATATTCATCGACACTATCGTATCTAAGATCATGCATACCTTTGCGTTTCATTGTTTTATTATACAGTCGCCAATCAAGCTCGTATTGAGCCATTTTAGCTTTAGTGATTTTAACTTTACGTTTCCGAGTGGAAATCGTTGATAGACCTCTTGCCAATGCCATAATATAAATCCGTCAAATAAAAAAGAGAATTGGTGTCGTTCCTTTGGTGTTCCGTTCCTACGCAGTATGTCGGTAGTTCAGGCGTTACTCCCGGATGCAGTGGTCTTCTCTGGGTCCTTATAGTTACGTCATGATACGTTGTGTTTCAAACGTAAGGACAACTACTCGCCGATTAGATTTACCACCAATTCAATATTATATTATACAACACTATTAACCAAATGTCAATGGTTAAATGATTTTATTTCTTCTTCCTCTAGCATTAAAGGTATTTAACTCTGAAGATAGTTTCTTCTGATGCCTTTTAACGGCTTCAGCTTTCTTCCTTTTACGTTTGCTTGTTGGCTTTTCGTAAAATTCTCTTGCTCTGAGTTCTTTTATGATTCCTGCTGATTCAACGTTCTTTCTGAACTTTCTTAGAGCAATATCAAACGGCATGAATGATGGTGGTCTTTTATCTTTAGGATGTCTTTTCTGTGGAGTCAGATCAACTGAACGTCCACCGTTTCTTGGGGTCTTATTATATATCATGATACTATTATATCACAGTTTGCCATTAATGTCAATAGTTTTAAGATTTATTTTTAGCAGCCAATTTAGCAGCAGCTTTCTCAGCCTTTGCTATTTCTTTATCGTATGCCTTTCTATCAACATAACCTGACTCTAAAAGTTTAACTCGATTCACCATGTGTTGTGCCTGAGTATCTTCTTTGGCTCCACCGTAGTAAGGAACACAATGACCTTCTTCAGACATAACCGTTGTGACAGGACGCCAAGCATCAGTTGATGGACAATATACATCGAAGTCTCCAAGGATACGACCAAACTTACCTTTCATATCTTCACCGTCTCGAGCAACCTGAGTTCTCAATGTTGGTGATTTACCGAGGAGTTCTTTTAATCGACGACCTGCAGCTTTACCGAATAGCTTTTCTACTTTATCTCGAGTCCTTGATTCTGGTGTATCAATTCCCATGATACGAACTCTTTCGTTTCGTAACCAGATTCCAAAGCCAAGATCAATATCTACATCAACGGTATCGCCGTCAACTACTTTAATTAAATTTGTTCTATACTCGTACATTGTTGTTTCTTCCTATAATCGTTTACCGCAGTTTTAATTGCATCTTCCGCTAATACCGAACAGTGGATCTTAACAGGTGGGAGTGCAAGTTCTTCTGCGAGTTCAGTGTTTCTAATTGTTTCTGCTTTGTCGATGTGGATACCTTTGACCCACTCTGTAAGGAGACTGCTTGAAGCAATTGCTGAACCGCATCCATACGTTTTAAAACAGGCATCTTCTATAACGCCGGAGTCATTAACTTTGATCTGTAATCGCATTACGTCACCACATGCAGGTGCGCCTACCATCCCAGTTCCTACAGTAACATCTGTCTCATCCATCTTCCCTACATTTCTAGGGTTTTCATAATGATCTAATAATTTTTCACTATAGGCCATTAGAATCAACTTTTGTTGATGCTGTGTTAATTGTCTCGCTCATGCTCGACTCCTTTGTATAACTATATTTATAAGTATCTGAACTTAATATGATTATATTTTTCCATTATGGAGTTTCGTTCTTGAACCCACTCATTGCGAGGGGTAGATCTTTCGTAACCTTTATCGTTCTGATAAACGTTCTCTGCGCCCATTCCATCAAATCCTAATAGAATGATTTCGTTAAACCGTTCTGATTCACACGCATGTAATAAAGCGTTGCCGCCTGATGATATATCAACTTCGGGAATCTTTATAACCTTGTCTGGTAGATCTACCCAAGTAACATATGTATTATCTTCGT